TACAGTATACTATCGAACAAGTGACGGATTTCTTACATCAAACGAATCTACATGACGAATCGATGAGAGCTCTCCCGGCACTGCCCGGGCAGTTAGGTAAATTGCGCGATCAAGCCGGGACACTTGAGGGCGCGTCCCTCCGGAATTTTGCCCAATCTCCAGGAGCGTCGGCATTTGTTCCTCCGGTTCCCGGAACGTTGCTTGGCGCGGAGCGTGGTATTACTCAAGGGTTCTCCGAAGTAGCCCCTATGAGAGGTCCTAGAATCATCCCGATGCCACTACCGTCCGTTCAGTTCTTGGGTAGCCTGGAGTCGGACGTAGCCCCTCGCTTAGCCCGTCAGAGTCTTACACTCCCAGACGTGCTTACTCCGATTGGCATTGGTGGGTTAACTTACCTTGGGACGGAATTTGGTGGTCTGGCGTCTGCGACTGCCGGTATAGCAGGGCAGGGTTTGTACAATTTGATGTTTAACAAAACCGCGTTCATGCGGAATTATGAATACCTCCAAACTAGGGTGTCTCAGGCAGAACGTGTTGCTCGTAATACCGCAACGGCGTTGGCTCGTGGTCCCGAAGCCGTGACGAAAACGGGTGTTGCTGCTGGAGCCACTATTCCAAAAACCGAGCCTCGAGTACCTATCACTACCGAGCGCGCACAAGATTTCTATGATAACGATAAGCGACTTTTTGAAGCTTTAGGAGGAGTAGATACTATCAAGGCATATGAGAAGAATTTTGGAAACCAGACGGACCGCGTAAGATACGCTTTTCCGACGATCGCAGATAGAGCAGCAACAACTCTTCCAAAAGCTGTGCAATTCTTGCGAATGAAGATGTCCAGTGTCATCCCCTCTACCCAAAAGAGTAAACCCACTAAGCAACAGCTATATAACTACGGATTGTATAGCGCGTATGTGCATGATCCGGAACGTATTTATGAGGACATTAACGAGAAAGGGTATGTATCCACGCAAGCCTTGGAAGTGCTAGAACAAGTATACCCACTCACTTTGCGACAATTGCGACTCAAAGTATTAGATGAGGTCGGCGCGGTCTATGCTGAAGGTAAGACTATCAACCCTACGCAGCAGGCCTCTATCGATAAGGTTATGGGTAAGAAAATGAACCTTTCCGAATTACAATCAATACAAAGAGTGTTCGACAATCAAGAAGCTCCATCTGGTGGCGGTCCGATATCTTCGAAACGTATTGAGTTGGAACGGGAAGGTACCACGACCCAGTAAAGTGTGCTAGACTTCTATTGGTCAATAGGAACAGGAGACTCATATCATGAGCAATATAGCTAGCGAAATCGAGCAAGCCGTACAGGAGATCGACGAACGCCAAACGTGTGAGACCGTATGGGGTCTCGTAGAGGAACACCGTCATGTTCAAGGTCTGGATGCAGAATACGAAAAAGTACGCGCTGATTATAATAAGACAGTTGAAATCCACGCTGGAGTCGATTCTAAAATCGCCTCTCTAAAGGCTGAGATGGAAACGCTTGAGGCGGCCATGAACGTTCTGGCTGGTGGTCTAATCACCCAGGAGATGTTCACGGAGCATTACAAGGTGGTTCGTGACCTGCACGAAATCCAGGGGAAGGAGGCGCATGCTATCCTCCTGCGCGCTTCAGCCGGTGTCGTGTTCCTAGATAAGATCAACCAGGTGAAGAATTAATGTCGATAGCGGTCCGATCCTATGACGTAGTATCGGACGAAGCTTTCGTTATGTCGACATGGCTGAAGAACTACCGGGACGCGGCAGCTGTACGTGCCGTGCCCGGTCCTATATATTTTAAATATCAGAGAGAGCGGATCGAGAAGATCCTTAAAGATAAATCAACCCGCGTTGTGATCGGTTGTTCGCCTATAGACCCTGAATTCGTATACGGTTATGCCGTTCTCGGTGAACCGAATGCTGTTCATTACATATATGTGAAGGAATCTTGCCGTAATTTGGGGGTCTCTAAGGTACTTCTAAATTCCCTCAAGTGGGATGAACCGATATTTTATACCCATAAGAGCCCGGATTTTAAGGTAGAAAGAAAGCTGAAGGAGGACCCGCAGCTGAAGGTCCTAGTATATAACCCCTATCTCGTAGGAAACTCGTAATGGCTAAAAAGCCCCCGAAGGAGTCCCAGCAGATGGACTACACTGAGCAGCGTATTAAAGAGATCAAATTTCTATTCACTCTCCCACCACCGGTTTATGGGAACTGGCTTACAGTAGTTTCGGGGCGGGCTGAACGGACTGTGAAACTGGTTAAAGATATACGTCTAGTCAATGACTTTATATATGTGGTTGCCCAGACGGATGAGGAATACCAGATTCCGGTATCCCAAGTCCAGTTCATGAGGCACTCGCTATGACCTCTGGACTCGAAGGCGATTCCGCATACGTGAAGATGAAGCCTGCTGTTCAGCAGTTCATCATCAACATCCTTAATGGATTCACTATCGTTCAATCCTATCTGATGTCCCATCCGGATACGGTGGATTGTCCGAAGATCCGACAGCGCGCCAATATGCTCTCGAAGCGCGTCGATGTGGCTACGATCATACAGAGAGAGAATCTAGCTCGCGTCTCTCGTATTGAAGATGCAGCTGCGAAGACCACTGAGAACTTGATGGCGATGGCCTTCTCTGACGTTGGACAAGTGGTGGACGACGTTGGACGCCCCAGAAAGATCCGAGACCTTCCGGAGCCCCTCCGAAAGGCCATCACGGACATCGAAGTTGAGGGCGACTCTATCAGATATAAGCTCGGCGGGAAGCTGAAGGCGCTCGAGATCCTAGGAAAGATGTCTAACCTGATCAAGGAGCCTTCAGTAAATCTGAACTTCATCTCTGAGGAGGAGCGTAATAAGAAGATCCTCGAGATCCTTACTGCCAATACGAAGAAGGCTGAATGAACGTAGATATGAAACAGCTTTGGGGGAGTCTTACCCCTGAACAGAAGCGAGAAATCAATAAGCTTCTGAAGCTGCGTACATATCCGGATATTATGAAGGACGCGTTCCCTCTTCAACGGAGATTCATTGAAGACCCGGTACGCATGAAGACACTTTTCTGTACCCGCCGTGCCGCGAAGACGTACACGGCGGGCCTTTATCTCATCAAGACTGCCCTAGAGAAACGGAATACGTCTTCGATCTACATTGGCCTGACACGTGACCAGTCAAAGCGTCTCGTATGGAATGACGTTCTAAAAGACATTATCAAGAAGTATTCATTACAAGTGAAGTATAACGAAACCGAATTGACCATAACATTTGAAAATGGTAGTATCATTTACATTGTCGGTGTCGATGACTCGGAATCGGAGCGCGATAAGCTGCTGGGTAAGAAGTACGCTCTAGCGGTTATTGATGAGGCTGCATCCTATTCGATCGATCTGCAGGAACTGGTTTATAAAGTACTGAAGCCCGCTATGGCCGACCTTGGCGGGACGATCGTTATGTGCGGCACCCCGGACAACCGCAAGGAAGGTATTTTCTTTGACCTGACGAAGGACGTACCGGTCTCGCCGCCCCAGATGCGGGATAGCGCCGGTTGGCGTGTCTTCTCGTGGTCGACGTTTGACAATCCGTTCATGAAAGAACAGTGGGCGACGACTATTCGAGATCTGAAGGCGGCCGATCCATTCGTGGAAGAGCAGCCGTGGTGGAAGCAACATTATGAAGGCAAATGGGTTATTGAATCCACCAACAAGATGTACCGATACGACCCCACCCGAAATGACTGGTCCGGAGAGCTCCCAGACTACGGATTTAAGAATTGGAATTACGTACTTGGTATTGACCTTGGTTTTAACGATGCTACAGCTTTGGTACTTATGGCATATCATGAGCACGATCAATACACATACATAATCCAATCGGAGAAGTGGCGTCAGCTAACCATTTCGGATACGGCAGACAAGATTCGGGATTGGATGGCATTATATCCGATCAATTACTTCATAGTGGACGGAGCCAATAAGCAGGCGGTTGAAGAGATCGTCAGACACCATCAACTACCCCTAACGCCAGCTCAGAAGACCGATAAGGCTTCTTTCATTAGAATAATGAACTCGGATTTCATATCTGGGAAAATCAAAGTAGATCGCTCGAAGAACATAGTACTTGCTCAGGAATATGATAAGGCGGTATGGAATAAGAAGGCATTGGAGCGCGGATTGTACAAAGAGGATCTCTCGTTCCACGGAGATTGCACCGACGCCGCTCTTTATGCCTATCGGTTTACTTACGCGTATACCCATACACCGGATACAACAGCGCATATGACGGATCTGGAGCGGGAGATGAAGGAGCTATCTCAGCGCTTTAATCAAGAGAGAGAAGATAGAGAATTCATGCTTGACGGATCCGATCACCTATTCTCGGAGTACTAAATGACCCTGGCTGAGTTCGCAAACCAAGACATAGAAGTGATCATTAGCTACATGAAGGCCCATGGAATATCCGGGATGACGTTCGGAGAGTATTCTCTGGCGCTCCAAGATTATGTTCCCAAGCCTGACATCATTCCGTTCGAGCCCTCTGCGTTCGAAGACGAGACCGTGCAGATGGAGTGTGGACACTTCGCCTACGAAATGAACGATCAGGGGCAGTGCCTACACGGATGTGTTCTACCCGTACCCACTACTGACGTCACTGGGAGTAACTAATGGCCGACTTTAAGGACTTCGCTTCGAATGACAAGAAGGCGGTCAACCCGAGCAAGAAGATTCGGGTGAACTCGTCCAATACCGATAACTGGACTCCTGCAACCCAGTGGTGGGCGTTTGAAGGCGACTACGAAATACTTGACGCCGTCAAGCAAATGGTTAATTTATTGGAGCGGGACATCCAATCCCGTATCTCAAGATATCGGGTTGAATCCAGATTATACGGGATCCCCGATTACTTCCAGAACATAACCAGATCATCTAACTGGAATACCTCAACGGTTCTTCCGGACCGTCTGACGTTCAATGTCGTTCAGTCGAACGTAGACACGCTCATATCCAAGCTGTCTCGTCTGAAGCCCCGCGCGCGCTTCTTGACCAATGCGGGTGGATTTCGTGCGGTTAAGGCTGCCAAAAAGCTGGGCTACTTCGCAGACGGTATCTTCCAGGAGAACGACGCATACACTCTGAGCCGTTCGGTTTTCCGAGACGCACTCGTGTATGGCGACGGGTTCGTACATATTTACTCTGAGAGTGATCGGGTTAAGCTTGAGCGCGTTTCGCCCTATGAAATCTTCGTTGACGAACTTGAGTGCGTTGGTGGTAGTACTCCCACTCACATGTATCGCATTAAGCTGGTTAGCCGCCAAGCCCTTATGGACTTATTCCCGGAGAAAGCGGAAAGAATTGCGCAATCGCAGCAGCTATTTAATGTGAGAATCCATTCCACTTCTCCAGCGACCGATCAGATCGAAGTCCTGGAAGCGTGGAAGATCGGATCTTCAGAGGATAAGGCTGACGGTCGCCACCTGATGGCGGTACCTGACTGCCTGCTCGGTATATCTTCTTGGGCCGAGAAGCGGTTTCCTTTTGCACGCTTGAGCTGGACCCAGCCGTTCTCGGGTTACTGGTCTCAATCGCTCGCGGAGCAACTGAAGTCCACTCAGCTCGAGATCAATAAACTACTCGCAGTTCAGCAGCGGTCATACCACCTCATGGGATCCTTCAAGATCCTGGTGCAGAATGGTAGCCAGATCCCGACCGAGTCGTTCAATAACAATATTGGTACGATCATTAAGTACACGGGACAGAAGCCTGAATATATCTCGCCTCCAGTCCTACCCCCGGCGTTCTATCAGAATCTAGACACCCTGATTGAGCGCGCTTATCGCATTTCGGGCGTCTCCCAGTTATCCGCGTATAGCCAGAAGCCCGCCGGTTTGAACTCCGGTGTTGCCCTTAGGGAGTACTCCGACATAGAATCTGACCGTTTCCGTGAATTCTCAGCGGATATCGAGCAGTTCTTCGTAGATATCGCTAAGTGCTCCATGTCCATTGTGAAGCAGGTCGCTGATAATAACAAGGGACATTATCCGATCAACGCGATAGGCCCGAAGTCCATGACGAAGATGGACTTCAAAGAGATCAAGCTACGTGAGGACGACTACACAATATCCGTCTTCCCGTCCTCCAGCCTTCCGAACGACCCGGCAGGCCGTCTGGAAGCCATCGACGACCTCGTGAAGCGTGGTCTCCTGGACCCGATTGAGCAGAGAGAGCTCCTAGGATTTCCGGACATTGAGGCCTCAAATCTCCTATCGACCGCCCAGGATGAGTATCTGAAGGAAGTCTTCGAGAAGATGCTCGAGGATTCTGAATATACGGCACCGGATCCGTTATTCAATCTGGCTCTTGCCCAGAAGCTCGCCCTTCAATACTACTCGTTAGGCTACAAGCTTGGCGAAGGCGAGGAGAAGCTGGAACTGATCCGTCAGTTCGTGCGTGATCTGACCGCGATGCAAACGCCTCCCCCGGTCATTCCTGCTATCCCGACTCCTGAGCTCGGTGCTCAAGTGGCTCCTGCCGAGGCGAGCCAGCTAGCTCTTCCGGCTGCGACCGCTCCTCTACCGGGCGCGGAGGCTCTCGTAGCTGAAGCCGCTGCGGCTCCAGGAATCGTCTAATGGAGAATCACGTATCCAAAGGAGAACGACACGGAAATGCTAGACTGACTGCGGACATCGTTCGTCAGATCCGGGCGTCAGAAGATAGCATTTCCGTGATCGCTCGGAAGTACGGTCTATCCATGCAATGGGTATGGAAGATCAGGAAGAATCTTGCCTGGGCACATCTCTCATAGGAGGACTTAAATGTCCGATACTGTAATCGTAGCGCCGACAGCAGAGGCATCAACGACGACCGCAACGGAGGTACCGTCCGCGCCTCCGGAAACGCTTAAGACACCCGAACCGGCCGGGAGCGCCAAATTACTGGAGCTTGCGCGCCGTGAATCTTCCTTCCTCAAGAAGGAAGTCGAGTATAAGCAGAAGATAGCAGACTATGAGAAGCGGGTAGAGGAGTTATCATACTTCCAGAAGGCTAAGGATATCGCTAAGGCTAACCCGGAAGAGCTGCTAAGTAGACTTGGTATTACATATGATGAGCTCACGCAATCCCTTCTCGACTATCAGGATGCGAAGGAGAAGGGCGCGAAGACACCTTCTGTCGAGGAATTGCGCAAGGAGATCGCCAAGGAATTCGAACAGCGTGAGGCTCAAAAAGCCAAGGATATGGAGCAGCAGGTCGTTCAGGGATTCGTGAAGGAGATCGAGACCTTCGTGACCCAGAACGAGTCTAAGTTCCCGCATCTCACCAAGTTATCCGGCCCGCTTGGCGACTCTAAGGATCCGAATGAACTCATTTTTGAAGTGGTTACAAATTATTTTGAGGAAACTGGTGAACTACTTGACCTCAATACTGCTGCAGCAACTGCGGAAGAATATTTCCGCGAGGAATGGAATAAGCTTAATGGCATTCTGACCGGAACGCCGCAAGCGAGTGCCCCGGAGACGAAAACGGAGGTATCTCCCGTTGCATCGAGTGCTCCAAGCGCACCAGCACCGGTCCAAGAATCAGAAGGGTCTTTGAGCGCCTCTCGCTTTACTCGCAAGGATCAGACCCCATCAATTCACAACGGGATGCGCCCAACCTCAAGAATCCCATATCGAGGCAACAACGTTGAGCGGCGCGACGTTATTGCACAGGCTGTTGCGGCTCTAGAAGCCCATCAGAAGCGCTAATGGAAACCGAGACACAAGAGAAGTCCACTTCGATGACCGACACGTTCCTATCGAAGCTGAAGGAACAGTCATTCGCTATTCTCTTGTGTCTCGGCATCGTATATTACCAGCATCA